AACGCTGAGTGGTGGCTACGAAAGATTTATTAAAGAAATAGAAAGAGCAAAAGAAGATAATGCTTATTTAGTGGTACTGATCGAGTCTAAATTTAACAACGCCCTGCATTTCAACGAACAAAGAAAATCTTACAATAAAGAAAAGGTATTTAAAAATGTAAAAGCTACTCCGGAATTTGTATTCCACAGGGTAAGAAGCTTAAGTCAAAAATATCCACATATTCAATTTTTATTTGTTAACGGCAGGAAAGAAGCTTCTAGAGTCGTAGAAAAAATATTTACCTGTGGCTGTTCGTATGAAAAAGCTGATTTACAGCTAGCTTATGACCTTAAGAAATTATAATGTTATATTCTCCAAAAAAATATGAAAAGGGATTCGAAGATATTAATGAACAGTTAATGAATATAAAAGGAGACCTTACTGATAGAGAGGCCAAAATAACATTAGCTAAATTTTTAAGATCTAATTTGGGGTTGACTACAGAACTGATTTCAGGAATTAAATTAGCACCATATCAAGAGGTTACCCTTAAGGGATTATTCAATAGAAACTTTAGCATGTGCGTATGGGGGCGCGGTTGCGGTAAGTCTTTTATCGCTGCGGTTTATTGCTTCTTGCAATGCATTTTTGAACCAAATACGAAAATTCTTATAGCTGGACCCACTTTTAGAACTGCTCGTTTTATATTTGAAAATTTAGAAAAATTTGTTGATTCGAAAGGCGCTAATTTATTAGCTCAGGCTTTTGGCGCCAAGTCAAAAAGAAACGATCAATTTCGGTGGGAAATAAACGGCGGAACAATAACAGCGATTCCGCTTTCGGGAGAAAAGATTCGTGGTTTTCGTGCTAATGTTCTAGTTCTTGACGAGTACCTTCTTCTCCCCGAAGATACAATCAAGACAGTCCTTATGCCATTTCTGGTCGCGCCTCAAAACATGAAAGAGAGATTAGAAGTTAGAGAAATGGAAGATAAGCTTATAGAGTTAGGAAAAATAACAGAAGAGGAAAGACTAGTATTTGAAAATGATTCTAAAATGATCGCCCTGTCTTCCGCCTCTTACACCTTTGAAAACTTATATAAAACCTATAAGGAGTGGGTCGATCATATTTATTCTAAAGAAATGGGTGACGCCACCTATTTCATTTCTCAAATGGGTTACGAATCTTTACCGAAGTTTATGATTGATCATACGGTGATTGAAGAGGCTCAGAATGGTGGACAAAGTCATTCTAGTTTTCAACGCGAGTATTGCGCTCAATTTACCGATGGTTCTGATTCTTATTTTAGTGCTAAAAAAATGTACGAATGCACAATCCCAGATGGGCAAACTCCCACTACTTTAATCAAGGGTAAGCGAGGGGAAAAATACATAATGGCAATTGACCCAAGTTTTTCTAATAGCCCTACGTCTGATTACTTTGCCATGTCTATATTAGCGTTAGATGACGAATCGAAGCAGGGCACGTTAGTTCATAGTTATGCCGTCGCTGGAGGTGACTTAAAAGATCATATCAAATATATGTATTATGTAATGAGTCATTTTGATATTGAGATGGTGTGCATTGATAATGCTGGATTTCAATTTATAGATAGCTGTAATGAAAATTCTTTATTCTCTCAGGGTAAGATTAACATGTCCTTTATTGATTTCGACTCAACTAAAGAAGGAAATGATTACGGGAAAGAACTAAGAAAACTTAGGAGAGAATATAATAAAGATTCTGGAAGAATTGTTTTTAAGCAAAATTTTTCTACAGAGTTCATAAGAAAAGCAAACGAACACCTTCAAGCATGCATAGATCATAAAAAAATATGGTTCGCTTCAAAAGCTAGTGCAAATTCTGCGGTATTCATGTCGCAAACAAGCGAGAGAATAAATATAAAATATACGAACGAAGAAAATATAGGAGAATTCATCGACACGCAAGATAGTTTAATATATCAAACAAAAAAACAATGCGCTTTGATTGAAGTAAAAAGCACAGCGAAAGGCACTCAAACTTTTGACTTACCTCTTCATCTTAAGAGAAGTGCGACGGCAACAAGAGCAAGGAAAGACAATTACACCACCTTAATGTTGGCAAATTGGGCTTTAAAAAGCTACTATGACATGAAATCTACCCCAGATGAAATAGGAGACACTTTTACGCCGAGAATGATACATTAAAGTGTAATTAACTTAAAATCGTAGGGTAATTTAAAGGTACAAGGGTATGGCTGATAATAAAATTAGATCCAAGCAAGTAGATCAAAATGATTTTTCTGGTTTTATAGGGGGGGTGTTCACTAGCACTCTCTCTGGTAAAAGTACAGATTTTAAGCCTACGCAAAGTGGGATTTACGATTTGGGTGGGGAGTCTAAGTCTTGGAAAACCACCCATACTAATTCCATAATCCTCTCTGGGTCCAGCGACGAAGTAGATAGATTATATCATGCTTCTGGTAATTTACTACCGATAGAAAGTGGAAAATACGATTTAGGATCAGCGGAGAAACCTTGGCAAGGAATTCATCTTACCGGCGGTTATAAATTAGAAATGGATGACGATGGGGTTATGGCTACGGTTTCTCCATTAGGCACGAGAAATAGGATAAAATTAGGACCGCAGGGCTACAGGGGCGGCTTCGGAGGAGACAGTACTTTATATTATTATGACCACCAAACCGGATCATCTCAGACCTACCCTAATACTGGGTATTTTACTTTTGATTCTTCTGGGGCATTTAATCAGGTCTCTAACATATACATAAGTCAGTCTGGATATTACTCCGAGACAGGTAAGCTAAATTTAATAAACAACGAGCAGTGGATCAACGGGTTAGTCAGTTCTTCTAGTCAGACCCGGGGGACCCTACGAATATTTGAACAAAACAACTCGTCTAACTTCTCTACTTACAAAGTCACCGGCTCTTTAACCCCTTCGGTAAGTGGCTATACGAAAGTGCCCCTTACTTTCGTAAATTCTAGCTCGGAGGGACATAGCATTACTGGGATTTTTCAAAGCGGAGACAGGGCGGTGCTATCTTTTTCCGCTAAGGGAGACAAAGGACAGCAAGGCCCTCAAGGTCCCGGCGTGGGCGAGACAGGACCCAAGGGCGACCTAGGCCCTCAGGGACCACAGGGATCTCAAGGCCCCCAAGGAGAATATGGGGGACCGCAGGGACCGCAGGGAAATAGCTTTAGATGGAGTGGGGTCTGGTCTCCGGTATTTGATTATAGTGGTCTATTATCCTTAGTGTCTTACGGTCACTCTTCTTACGTATCAATTGAAACAGGAAGGAACGTGGGAAATGTACCATCGGGTACGGCGGGGGACTCTTATTGGGATGTGGTTGCTAGCGGTCTCGCTGGTCCTTTGGGTCCGCAGGGCGCCGAGGGAGGGCCTCCGGGAGTTACGGGCCCGACAGGATCGCAGGGCGCTCAGGGCGCTCAAGGCCCAGCCGGACCGATAGGACAAATTTCTGGATCTACAAACGCAATAAAGAACACGATACAACAAAGTGACTTTTGGGTGGGTGAAAACGCTTTTGGTGTGATAGACGTAATTAGATTTAATGGTTCTGAATATGTCAAATCAAGAGCTAATTCAGAAAAAAATTCAGAAGTAGTGGGGGTTGTAGAGTCTTTAGATACGGGTAATAATTCGTTTACCGTAGTTAACGAAGGTTATGTCGCTTGGCCGACGGGAACGATCGCTAATAGCCCATGGGGCGCAGTGACAGCAGAAAGTGAATTCTCCGCGGGATGTATGTATTGGTTAGATGATATTAATAATGGAATTTTAACCACTGGAGAGCCTAGCGCTATTGGCTCCGTTTCTAAGCCCGTATTCTACGCAACGAGCATTAGCGGGGGGCTAGTTCAAAACTATCGAGGTCAAGTAATAGATTCAGGAATAGGTCCTAATTTTGTAATTCCGGGGATTGGAGACGTAACTAGAAACGCTGCTCAAACACTTACTAGTAAAAAATTATCTTTAGAAACGACTTATGATTCATCAGTTCTGGATTGGAACAACGGTAATGTTAATATTGATTTAAATGGAAAACCAATTCAAACACTTGACGTACTCGGGTCTACATCTATTAAAACTATAAATAACGGGATAGGTAAAACAGTTACTGTAAAAATTAAAAACACGCAAAGTATAGCGTACT